GAAGGATTCATGGACGCCGCTCAGGTGGCTAGATCTAAAGCCACTGTTCATTCTGGCATTTATCAGATGGAATTTGGAGCATGTTTTGCTACGGATAGTCATGGGTTTTTCAAACGTTCTTTAATAGAAAGCTGTGTTGTTTCTCCTGAAAACCCGATTAGTTTGCCAAGCGGAGAGGTCAATTTTCAATCCGTAATTACTGGCAATCCAAATTGTAGATATGTGTACGGAATTGATCCAGCCTCTGAAGTAGACAATTTTTCTATAGTGGTTATGGAAGTGCATGAAGACCATAGTAGGGTTGTTTATTGCTGGACAACAAACAGGGGTAGACACAAGGAACAACTAAAAGCAGGAGTCGCTGATGAAACAGACTTTTATTCTTACTGCTCTAGAAAAATTAGAGACTTGATGAAGGTGTTTCCGTGTGAAGAAATTGCGCTAGACGCACAAGGGGGCGGTATTGCTATTATTGAAGCGCTACATGATAAAGACAAAATTCAAGAAGGCGAATTGGCTATTTGGCCCACTATCGACGAGAAAAAGGAAAAAGATACAGACGGTGAACCGGGACTGCATATTGTAGAGATGATTCAATTTGCTAAGGCAGACTGGGTTGGCGAAGCTAATCATGGATTACGAAAAGACTTTGAAGATAAAACAGTTCTATTTCCGTATTTTGATTCAGCAACATTGGGCCTTGCCATATCTGACGATAAATTAAAAGACAGGATATATGACACGTTGGAAGACTGCGTTATGGAGATCGAGGAGCTTAAAGATGAGCTTTCTATGATAATTATGATGCAAACCGTAAGCGGTAGGGATAAGTGGGATACGCCAGAAGTTAAACTTCCCGGTGGCAGAAAAGATCGCCTAAGAAAAGATAGGTATTCTTCTTTGATTATGGCGAACATGTCTGCAAGAAAGATATTGCGCATACCGCCTCCTCCTGTTTATGATACTATTGGTGGTTTTGCAGGAGGCGTAAAAGGCAAAACAGACGGCCCAGAATATGTAGGGCCAGCTTGGTTTACAGAGGGAATGAAGGATGTTTATTAATTTGGTGTATAATCATTTAGATTAATTTGCCATCATTCCAATTACAATTCAATAGGTGGAACAATGCCCGACGATAACCCAATAAAAGACCAAGAAAAAGCACAATCTTTTGTTACTTGGTCTGATGAATCTGGTAAACAGCAAGCTCTTTCTGATATAGCAGATAATATTGATGCTTATGATGGCATCCAAAAGTCCGTGGCTTATAATCGTAGATCATTTCTTGATATAGAACCCAATCGTTCGGTAAGAACCAGTTTTACTAGGCAGGACTATAACAGGTTCCGTTCAGAAGAATCTGTACCCCAGCAGCAAAAAGAAGCCATGAAAATGTGCATGGCTGCATACGATAAGGTTGGAATAATTAGGAATGTTATTGACCTTATGGCTGACTTTGCTGGTCAGGGAATTAATATTGTTCACCCAAACAAGAGAATTGAAAAGTTCTTTAGGGCGTGGTTTCAAAAGATTAACGGTAGAGAGCGAACGGAAAGATTTCTAAATACGCTGTATAGATGTGGAAACGTGGTAGTAAAAAGAAGAACCGCAAAGATAAATAAGAAAACAGAAAAACAGCTTCGTTCGATGGGCGATGCTGATATGCAAATAGTTGATCTGAAAGTTAACAGAAGAGAAATCCCTTGGAAGTTTGATTTCTTAAACCCAATGTCTATTGAAGTTGTTGGCAACGAACTCGCCACCTTTGTTGGGCAACCGCAGTATGTTTTGAAGGTGTCAAAGCTTGTTAGAGGTTTAACCAACAGGGGTCTTAGTGGTAACACGCCTTTTCATAGAAATCTAACAGCCCTGCTTCCCCCGGACATACTGGAGTCCATAAAGAGTGGAGAAACTGTTATACCGCTAGACCCAGAAAAGGTATCGGTACATTATTACAAGAAAGACGACTGGCTAGTTTGGGCCAACCCCATGATTTATGCCATACTTGATGACATTATCATGCTAGAGAAGATGAAGCTGGCCGATGTGTCTGCTCTTGATGGAGCCATTTCCAATATAAGACTTTGGAGTCTTGGAGATTTAGACAATAAGATACTGCCGACAAAAGCTGCTATTAATAAGTTAAGAAACATACTAGCGAGTAATGTCGGCGGTGGCACAATGGATCTTGTGTGGGGGCCAGAATTAAAGTTTACAGAATCTAGCACTCAAGTTTTTAGATTCTTGGGAAAAGAGAAATATGAACCGGTGCTTACCAATATATACGCTGGCCTTGGTGTGCCTCCTACCCTCACTGGCATGGCCAGCGGCAGCGGTGGCTTCACTAATAATTTTATTAGTCTTAAAACTCTTGTTGAACGGCTGGAATACGGTCGTCAAATACTGGTTAACTGGTGGAACCAAGAACTAGAGATAGTTCAAAAGGCGATGGGATTTAGGCTTCCAGCTAAAATTCATTTTGACCAAATGGTTCTTTCTGACGAAGCTTCCGAGAAGAACCTACTTATTCAGCTTGCCGATAGAAATGTTATTAGTTCCGAGACGCTTGTTGAACGATTTGGAGAAATTCCTGAAATTGAAAAGATCAGAATTCGTCGGGAAGTAAAAGAAAGAAAAAAGGAATCTATGCCACAGAAAGCTAGTCCTTATCATAATCCGCAACATCGCAATGATCTTGAGAAAATTGCTTTAACTAAGGACATGATAGCCCCCGAAGATGTAGGTGTTGTTCCTTGTGAGGATACTGGCGACCATCCTTTGACTAACCCTCAAGATAGACGAAGTGATGATAAAATTCAGGATAGCAAGGATGAATTAAAAGACAAGCAGGACGAACGAGATCAAAAGAAGTTTGATAAACAGCAAGAGAAACAAAAGGAGTTTGATCCCGTTGGAAGGCCAGAAGATGGAAGGCCAAAAAACGCAAAAGATAAAGAAAAAAGAAAAGAAAGAGAAGTCACCCCTAGAAAAACTGTTAAGTCTTTTGATTTAGTTAATACCACTATTTGGGCAACCGAAGCGCAGTCAAAGGTGTCTGAATTTGTTAATCCGGCAATGCTGGCGCATTATGGAAAGGCTAGCCTTCGCTCTTTAACCAAAAGCGAAATGGATCAACTTGAACATTTAAAACTGTGTATCCTGTGTAATATAGAACCCTTTATTGAGATTACCCCGGATGTTCTTAACAGCCTACTTAAACAACCCTTAAGGCTTGAATCTAGTTTAGCAAAAATGCTTGCAGATCTTAAAGATGATTTTCTTAATAGAAACGAAAGGCAACCGACCATTGACGAAGCAAGGCAAATCAATGTATCGGGTTATGCTTTAAGTAAAACAGCTTAACGTTTCCAACAATAATTTTTCTTTATGGTGTATATTCTTTTGAGGTAACACATGAAAATATATCAAAGCGAACTAGATTCGGGCCTAGAAGAAGCCATTAAAGCAAGCGCTAGTGTGGCATACGCTTCCCCGGTTAGCATATATATACCGAGCAAGAAACAAAAAGAAGATATTAGACAAGTTATTTTTGCTCAAGAAGAAACGTTAGCGGAAAATAAAGACCAGCTTGATCTTTATTATTTAAATTCTATTCTGGTTTCTACCGGTTGGAATAAAAACGATGACGTTTTTGACACAAAAGAAACTTGGTCTGCTAAAGATACTCCGGTTGACAAGCAGTTCAACTTTATGCATGACGAATCAGATATTATTGGCCATATAACAAGTAGTATTGTTATTGACGAAAATGGGCAAGAAGTAGAAAATATTGATACTATTAATAGGTTCGACATTGCAACAAGCGCGGTTCTTTACAATAGCTGGACAACGTCAGAGCTAAAAGAAAGAATGGAGAAAATAATTTCTGAAATTGAAGAGGGCAAATGGTTTGTTTCTATGGAGTGCCTCTTTAATAATTTTGATTATGCCGTTATTACTCCCAAGGGAGAAAAGAAGGTTATATCAAGAGACGAAGCATCTGCATTTTTAACTAAACATTTAAGAGCATATGGAGGAACAGGGGAATATGAAGGATACACCGTAGGAAGACTTTTAAGGAATATTGCATTTTCTGGGAAAGGACTTGTTAACAATCCTGCTAATCCGCGCAGCGTGATTCTTAACGACGTTGACCCCTTTGAAAGTTCGCAAGCAGAACAAATAATCAACTCTAGTTTTAATATGGAGAATAAAGATATGTCTGAGGTTCTCAAAGAACAAGTAGACGAGCTTAAGGCTGAATTAGCTCAGGCTAAAAAGGCGCATGACGCACTTAAGGCCGAAATTACTCAGCAAAAAGACGAAGAATTTCAATCGAAGATTGAAGCTTTTGAAGCTACTGTTTCCGAAAAAGACACGGCTGTTGCCGACGCTCAAGTTGCTGTAGAAGCTGCTGAAGCTAAGGTTGCCGAACTTGAAGAAGCAATCGCTAAAAAGGACGAAGAGTTGGCTACCGCCAACGAAAAGATCGAAGCCCACGAAGCTGAAAAGAGATTGTTTGCTCGTAAGAGTTTGCTTCTTGAGGCTGGTTTGGACAGTGAAGAAGCTGAAGCAGCTATTGAAAGGTTTGCCGAAGCGAGCGACGAAATGTTTGAAGAAGTTGTTTCCCTTATCGCTAATAAGAAAAAGGGCGCACTTCCTCCGTGGCTGAAAAAGGACGAAGACGATGAAGAAGATAAAAAGAAGAAAGACGGCATGTCATACCCCAAGAAGAGGGG